TTAATTTTTTCTTCTCTTCTGGATCTAAGTCAGACTTATATGCTTGTGATCTAGCATATCCCTGGCCAGAGAAAACAATCTCTTTATCTCTTGCAGTATAAGCATCTGCTAACTTATCCATAGCAGCAATCATCCCATTCATACCTATACTCTTATGGAACTTGGTATCAACGTGATATGCAGCACCCGCACCAATTCTATCATATCCAGCAGGTCCAGTTTGCATACCTTTACCAGTGGCACCTGTTACATTTGCACCAGTGCCTTTACCCATTCTATCTGCACCAACACCACCCATAGTAGTAGCAGCAGGTTCATCTGCTTTTTGATCAGCAACTATTGGTTTGTTTGGATCACCGCCGGTAAAACCTTTAACGATAGTAGAAAGATCAGGGAGTTTCTTAGAAAGTGTTTCAATTTGAGATCTAATTCCACCAAGTCCCAGTTTATTAACAATTTCAGTTTCTTTCTCCTGAATTTGAGGAACGAAATCACGAGCAAACATATATGCATCAATACCCATTGAGATTCCAGGACCAGGCACGAATCCAAATGCACCAGACAAGTCAAGAATACCAGATGCACCCTCTAATGTCCCACCGATTAAATCACCTTGAGCAAGTCTATCATACGCAAATAGTAGATTGACAATACCACCAATAATTGGTATTGCTTTTCCACCTAACTTTTTGAGAAGTCCTTTTGTATCACCAATATTTTTTATACCATTCTTCTTTAATACCTTTTCAATCATATCAAATCCAGGTATCTTCTTCAAGGCATTCATTATCTTATCACCAATCGGTTTTAATTTTGCAAGAAGTGGTTCAAAGATTGGTTTGAGTGGTTCTAGAACTCGTTTAATTACTTGCTCTTTTACGTTGTCTGCAAGTTTAGCAGCACCTTTTTTAAAATTATCAATACCTTGATATACTTTACCCTTTAAAGCTGCTGCAGCTTTAGCAACCCTATCGTATTGTCCCTGTGCAAATTTAGATGCGTTCTTATATTGATCTTGTAAGAGGTTTCCTAACTTACCAAGGTTTCCACCAGATAAAAAGTTTAATCCACTACCAAGTGCTTTAACACCTCTGGTTGCAAGGTCTTTAGATGCTCTACCAAGATCAGAAAATCCCTGCCCAAGTCTACCAAAGAAACCTTTACCTTTACTGACTTTACCTTTTCCCTTACCTTTGCCCTTACCTTTACCTTTACCTTTACCTTTGCCCTTACCTTTACCTTTACCTTTACCTTTGTCCTTACCTTTGTCCTTACCTTTATCTTTACCTCTACCTTTGTCTCGTCCAAGACCACCACCCGTTGCCATGGCAGCAATCAATGCCAAGTTTAGCATTGTGTTTACTGCACCAGAGAATTCATCAAACTTTTTTACTGCATCCTCACCTAACTTATCATCAATAAACTTTCTACCAGAATCATATAGTTCATATCCTTTAGTTACTAAAGTTACCAATCCGTCGAGTAATGTTTTACCAATATCAAAAATAAATTTTGCAACTGGTTTTATTGTTTCTAAAAAGTCTAAAAGTATTGGAGTGAACTCTATTAATTTAATAACAATAAATCCAAGAAGAGTAGTTGTAATAAACTTTTTAATTCTGTCAAAGAAACTTACTTTTGGTAACTTTAATCCTTTACCCTTTTTCTCTTCTTTATCATCAGTTTTTTCTAATTCTTTCTCTCCTTCAGCACGTCCCCTTTTTTCTGATTTTTTTCTACTCTGTTCATCTCTAATTTTTTCAAGGGCGAGTGATCCCTTAAGAAGTGTATCTATCTCAATACATCTTTCTTTAATTACTACAAGCGTATTTTCTTTTCCCTCACCACCTTCATTCGCAGAACTTACATCAGGTTTTTTTATTTCTATTGGAGTGATACTTGTAATATTACTCTTCTTAATTGGAGTGATTGCCCCAGCCGACTTTGATTGTGGTAATAACTTCTGTGCGCTGACTGCTGTTTTCTTTTTAGCAGCACCCTTTACTATACTACCACCAATTGCTTTTGCCCCTGCTCCTAGTAATGCTGGTAATGCCATATCTTAAACAGTGATCCCCAGGACTTTTATCTTCTTATTAGAGGACATTGCTGCAGCATCAAATTGTGGAACACCAGGTGCCACTCCTTGTCCAGTCATACCAGATCCATCACCTTGTGATTGCCCCTGCAACATTTGTTGATATGCCATAGTTGATGAGGAAGGTCTTGAAGATTTTGAGACAGATCCTGTTTTCACACCCAATGCTTGTCTCATTGATCTAAAATCAAATGCTTTTATATCAGTCGATGAAATATCACTAGAAGTAGAACCACTCTTACCACTACTACTACCACTACGACGGGAAACTGATGATCCAGATGATTTTGTACCAGAAAGAGTTACAGCAGGTCCACCAGTTCCAATAAATTTCTTATAGAAAGTTGGAATGGGACTTGGTGGTGGGTCTGTCTTTCCAACCTGTTCTTTATAGTGATAGAAGTTTCCTCTATCTGAGAACTTAACATCACCATCTCCCATATTTCCATACTGACTTGTTCCTTTAAAGTCAGTTCTACCTTTGAGCATTTTCAGTGCTTCAACAATCTTTGCCTGTCCTTCTGCTGATCCAAGTTTTGTTGCTAATTCAGGGTCATCCTTTGCAAGTCCCTTATAAACTGCCTCAAACTGACCTGCTTGAGATCCGACTGCTGCTATGTTGTTTGGCCATGCAGGGTCTGCAACTCTATTCAAAACTGCTGCAGCGACACCATACTCATCATCAGTTCCTCTCTGTGCCTCTGCACTAACGATGAATGCTAAGTCCCTATAATCTTGTCCCGTTAGACCCTTTAGACTTCCACCGCCTCCTTGTTTTTCTTTATCATCTTTTTTACCCTTGACTGCAGAAGCAGTGATGGTTGGAACTTTTACTTCTGATGAATCAACTCCATATGTGTCTGAAAGCATCTTCGATACTGCTTTCGGATCAAATTTAGGTCTCTCTTTATCCTCATCACTTCCAGGTACATGTCCACCAGTTTTGGCATACATTATTCCATCACTAAATGATGGTATTCCAGAACCACCACCCATAGCATTCATAGATTCCAGAGTTCCTCTGCCAAATTTATTAACAGCACCCTTGCTCAATACAAACTCACCGGGAGTAAGCATTGCGGGGACGGTATCTTTATTTCCAGATCCAGGGACTACACCACCATTGGACATTTCCTCCGGGCTAGGCGATCCCTCATCCTCAGAACCATCAATCTCAGTCCCTGTTAATATCCTTGCACCTAACATTCCAACACCACCAACAACTGCTAATGCCGCCACTGCCTTTGGTTTTCTTCTGATAAACCTCAAGAGTTTTGGCACTGCAAATTTAATAATTTTGAGTGCCCATCCACCAAGTAGTCGAATCAATCCACCAAATTTAGTTCCAAATAATATGAAAGCCGTTGCGATTGCAGGGAAGAAATCTGTTAAAAATCTAAGTAAGTTGTCAACTTTTTCTTTATTCTCTGGATCACCCATCCATTTTAGGATGTTTACGACGATTGATCCAAGCAATACAGTCTTAATAAAATCAAATATTTTTTCAAACAATCCCTTAACAGGTGCAAGAACTTTCTCGGTAGTTTTTGCTAACCCCTTGAATATATTAGACTCTAATCCCTTTTCTTTCTTCGATCTTTTTTTTCTTTCTGCAGACTGTCTCTCCTCTTTGGCACGACCCTTATCACGTTTTTCCTTCTCTAGTAAAGTATCACGAATAGAAGTTACTATTTCTAATATCTCTCCAAGTACATTTCCCCCCGCAGATTCTGGAGGAACCACTTTATCTGGATCTAGTTTTGTTATTCCTGTCTCTTCTTTTAAATTAGATTTTGATACTTTTACAAGTGCTCCTCCCTTTCCCTCACCTGGAAGTTCTCCTGCCGACTTGGAAACATCTGCTGATTTTTTTCTCTCTAAAACATTCTCAACAAATTCTTGAAATCCTATCTTATCGTTTCTCTTTTTAAATCCTTCTTTTCTTTCTTCTGAAGATAATTGCTCGCCATCAAGGGTTCCATCAGCAGTGAGTTCATCAACATACTGCTGGTATCTTTCTTCACCGAAAAACTTAGAACCGTTAACTTTACCTGTTGGCATTCCTTTGTTTGTGCTTTAATTCTTCTTCCTCAAGATGCTGTTGCAGTAGTGCAACATAGATGTCTCGTTCCCAAGGCATCAAGTTTTCAATCTCAGTTAATGAATATTTATGGTACTGTATCAAAGCAAAGTTTAGTCTGTAGTAATTCTCCAGATCCATGTGAAGAAGTGCTATGCGAAAAAACTCGCTAATCCCTCAATTAGTACTTCACTTTCTTTTTTGGTCTTTGGATTCTTGACCTTAATTGTATGAGATAACTTAGGCATCGTCTCAAAAAATTTTTCAATCTCTTTGAATTGAGATGAATTCATTTGTTCAAGAAACTCTACAATTTCTTTCTTTGTACAATCCTCAACAGCCCAAACTTCTTCTTCAGTATAAATTTTATCAATACAACTAGCAATCAATTCAAAAGATTGATCCATTGCATTGCCATCATTAAAATCAAAATTATTTTTAATAAACTGATCCAATGAAGGGTACTTCATTTCCATCATGATAGAGTCATCGACCTTGACCTGATTGGTATGTTCTTCATTCTTTTGAACTTGAATATCATCAAGGTTGATGGTCACAGCAACTTGTGTCTTACCATCATCAGGACAAGTAATATTTACTTCAAGTTCTTCACCGACAGACTTGCCACGAATATTTAAAAACAGATACTCAATATCAAACGTCGGTAGATTCTCTACCTTAATTCCTTTTGTTCTAATACAGTTTTTAATGACTGTTTTAATCGCGGTTGTGATTTGCTTTGTGTCCTCACTCTCTAAAGCAATCACAAGAACCTTCTCTTCCTTTACGAGGAATGGTCTATATTCAATTGTTTCTCCTGTGGATGGCAACTCAAGTTCATATAGTGGGGTGGCAATCTTTGGTAAAGGCATGATGTCCTATAGAAATGTTCAGTGTTATTATTTATTAGGCAATTCCCAGGTTTGTTAGGTCATTTGATCCAGCAGGTAGATTATACGTATTCAATTTAGTGAACTGCGATGTGTTAAATGCTGATTGCAATGCTGGATCAGAGAGATTTGCATTGATACCAGTTTGATTTGAACCAAACGAACCAAAAGGTAACGTAGCATTAACACTTGATTGATTTGAAAATGTTGGAGATCCAGGTGCTCCTGGAACAGTTGCTCTCGGTGGTGATATAACAATATATCTAATATAACTCATAGACACTGTTAGTTTCAAAAGCGATGATGCATCAAATGAAACTGGCATCGATGAAATACTAAGTGGGAAAGATCTAATAAATTCATAAGTTAATTGTTGTTGATAATCTCTTTCAAATTTTGTAATACTCAGTCCTTGATCTGCAATATAATCATTAGGATACTTTACCCTATAGTGATATGCTCTTGATCCAAGAGGAGGTCCTGCATCATTATTACCACCACCAGTAAATGGATTTGATTCTGTATCTTCATTCATAATGTAACTAATCCATGCCTCAAAGAAACGAATTGATGTATATTCTTTAGCATCAACATAAAAAGTTAAATCAATCCTATCATCAAACTGTCTTCTATATGCATGTTTCTCTGTTACACCAGTGCGATCATTGTTATTTTCAAGAGTGGCTAGTTGGGATCCAGGAAGACTTGCATCTGAACATGCCAAATTAAGACCATCTTGCTCAGTTCCAAGCACATCCCTTATCTCTGGAGGAAAAGGAATTGTCACTTGAAAGTGTGAGGTTAGTGCAGGTCTTAGTAGTGCTGACTTAATTTCTGAGACTGACCTTGGTTTAGTCATCTATAAATAATTTTTACCTTATATAATATGTATGGCAGAAAGTATTAAAAGCAAATACAGTCCATCATTTCCCAACAAATATAAGGGAGATTATACTAATATTATATGTCGAAGTAGTTGGGAACGCAAGTTTTGTAGATGGTGCGATCTCAATGAGAATATTTTGCAGTGGGGAAGTGAAGAGTTTCATATCCCATATGTATCACCCGTGGATAGAAGAGTTCACAAATATTATCCTGACTTCATCATTAAAGTAAAAGAAAGCACTGGTCAGATAAAGACTTATGTGATTGAGGTGAAGCCTAAGAAACAAACTCAAGCACCTAAGATACCTAAAAGACAAACTAAATCATACATTTATGAATGCACCACTTGGGAAGTCAATAAAGCAAAGTGGAAAGCAGCAAAAGAGTTTTGTGCTGACAGAAGAATTGAATTCAAGATAATAACAGAAGACGAGTTAGGTATTAAATGAATCGTATCGAAAGCATCTCAAACAAATTGAATTCGGTGATGGATACCGAAGAACAAATGATAATGATTATGGATGCATTGAAAGAAACTGTGACACCTGTTCCTGATGTTGGTGGATTCTATACCTTTGTATATAATGCAAAGACTCCTAACATTGCTTATGATCAACATCCTTTAGTTGCAGTGACTGCTGTTTACAATTGGGGATTTGTTGGAATCAATATGCATTGGAGAAAATCAAGGGCATATACTTGGGCAGAAGTTGCAGGTCAACTCTATGTTGTTGATTATGATGAGTTTGATGATTTACTGAATATTAATTATGGAAAAATCATTGATAAATAAATAAAAGACTTATTTTTCATGGCACCACCATTTAAGGGAGGAACTAAAGAACAGTTTGATAAGGGTGAGGTGCAGTTTATCTTACCTGATAATCAAAAAACTAACCCTGTTATTGCCACAAAAAATCAGACGACAAGAAATATTGGTGGTACGGTTCAAACTGGTGCAATGGGATCTCAATATGTCTCAGGTGGCACTGATATAACTCATACCTCAGTTACATTTTTAACTAAAGATAATAATGGTATTATAACTGGAGCAAAAAGAGTTCTCTTCATTGAGAATGATAAAAGTGAATGGGTTCCTGCTGCAGTATCAACAAATGGTGGAAGATCATATACATTCAGTGATCCTGATTATCCACTGATGGCAACTGGTGGACCTAATGGTGGTCCTACTGCTGGAGCAGCATTAAAAAGAGATTTGAATGAGGTGACGAGTGATATACATAAAAATTTAGATACACAAACTAATGAGTCATTTGAAAGAGTTGGTGCAGATGAACTTGGAGGCAGAGAGAAAGCAATTGCATCTATCGCAAATAATGCTGACGTAGTTAAAACCAATGAAGAAGCCGCTGCGCGAGCAGCTGCTAATACTGGTAATGATGATGGAGATGGAGTAACAAGTGTAAACGTAGATCCTCTTGATGCACAAGCATTTAGAGACAATGTTGGAACTAAATCTAGAACTAAAACCTATGGTAATTCAGTATACCCTCTAGAATTGGGACAAACAAAGCAAGATGTAATTCGTATCACATTGCTTGAGTATGAACCAAAAGATTTTTCTGCAGGTGGGCCAAATGGTAACTTTGGATTTTCTGATCGAACAGATTTTAGATCAGGAAAAAGAAATGCTCTTGGAACTGTAACATTACCAATTCCTGGCGGTATTCAAGATACTAACTCTGTTGTGTGGGCAGGGCAACAAATGAATGCGGTTGAAGCAGCCCTTGCAAATGTTGCTTTAACTTCTATATCAGAAAATCCTCTGAAAGGACTGGATGAAGCAAGGAAGATTGGACAAACGGTAATAGGATCAGGAAATAATGAAGTGGTGACTGGTTTAGCAAACATGTTTGCTGGTGCTGCATCGGGAACGGGTGGTCAGTTGTTAACAAGAACCACTGGTGCAGTAATTAATCCTAACTTAGAACTTCTCTTTAGTGGACCATCTCTCAGAACATTTTCATTCAAGTTTAAATTAAATGCTAGAGAGAAAAGAGAGACTAGAGAGATTGTAAAAATTATTAGATTTTTTAAGCAAGGTAGTGCCCCACAGAAAAGTCCCGTTCATTTATTTCTAAAATCTCCTCACACATTCGGTATACAATATCTACATAGAGGTGAGGATGATAATGAAAATCCATTCATGGGTAAAATAAAAGAATGTGCCTTGCAATCTGTTACAGTTAATTATACCCCAGAGGGAAATTATGCAACATTTCCAGATGGTGCAATGACTTCTTATGAACTTACGTTAGGTTTTAGTGAACTTGAGCCCATATTCAATAGTGATTATCCAGATGATAATGATGCTTCTATAGGTTTCTAAAATGTCAAATTACTTCAAACGTTTACCAGATTTCAATTACGTTAGTAGACTCCCTGACGCGAGGATTTCTGATTTCATTAAAGTTAAAAATT